CGGTGACGCTCTGGACTCCCCCGAAGTAGTTGTAGCAGATGCCCGAGTCGCCGACGGTGTCGTCGTAGATCAGGCACCCGTAGACGTTGGCGAGCGTTGCGCTGGTTCCGTCGCTCACCTCGTCGGTGGCGTCGTACTTGATGACGGCGGCGGCGACGGTGAGGTCCGCGCCGGCGAGCGCCTGGCCCGCCTGGGTCCACTCCGCGCCGTCGTAGACCTCGTTGGCGGTGGCCCACACGCCCGTGTCATAGGCGCGGGCGGCGGTGGCGACGGTGTTGTCCGGCGCCGTCGTGTTGTTGTACAGCGCGCACTTCGGCGTGTCGCTGTTGAGGTCGTAGGCCGCCACGTTCTCGAGGGCGTCCTCGATGAAGGTGGCGAAGATCTTGCTGGCGCTCCAGGCCATCGGGCTTCTCCTTCGTGGGTCAGGCGGTGCCCCGCGCGTGCCGGGCCCCGGCGACGGCATTCCTGCGCGTCGGGGGGACGTCGGCCTTGGCGTTCGCGGTGGGGGCGTAGACGGTGCAGTCCTGGCCGTTGTCACGGGTCGTCACGACCGACATGACGGGGCGGTTGTTGGCATCGAGGCGGACGATCTCGTTGCCGATGTAGTCCTCTCGCACGCGGGCCTCGAGCTTGCCCTTGACGCCCACGGGGAGCATCGGGGCGGTCAGGAAGCCCAGCTTGGGACAGGTGTGGAAGCGGGTGTGCGGCTTGCCCCCGTGCATGTCCGTGGTGACGTTGGTCGCGTGGCACTTGGGGCAGTACCACTCGCGGTGGGTGGGGGCGAGGATGGGGATGGTCATAGCCGCGTGGGCATCGTGCCCGAGTGGATGACGGTGATGTTGGATGCGGCGGCCGGCTCCACGCGGAGGTAGCCGCTGAACTGGATGTCGTAGTAGTAGGTCCCCTCGCCGATGCTCACCTTGAGCGAGGCGATGGTGCCCCGGGAGTCCGCGACGGTGATGGCTCCCGCCGCCGTCGCGTTGACGACGATGGCGTGGAGCATCCCGCCGCCGTCCACGACGGCATTGATGGCATCCCAGCCGACGACGATGGTGTCCGCCGTCGTGGTGCCCACGTCGACGACCCAGGCGACGCCGGTGATGGACGTGATCGAGGTGAAGAACTTGGTGCCGGTGACGAGGATGCCGTGGGCGCCCGGGATGAGCGTCTCGGTCTGCGCCTGGCCGGCGAGGTTCTTGCCGACGACGACGAGGGTGCCCGGCGTGTCGGCGTTGCCGACGACGGTACGGGTGCAGGTGACGTGCCGCGCCCCGAAGGTCGGGGCGGTGGCAGCCAGTACGTATGCCCCGACCGCCATGTCGACGGTGGTGACGTAGCCGTCGGTGTCGACGGCCGGGGCCGCGGAGATGTTGGTGTACGTGAAGCCGTTCATCGGCCGACCCGCTTCTCGCCGGGCGCGGCCGTGGCCTGCTCGACGGGTGCCTCCACCCGGCGCTTGACCGGGTAGGGGAAGGTGACCGGCCCGAACTTCGTGGGCCACTTGCGAACGGCCGGGTGATCGGCCTCGAAGAGCATCCCCCGCCGGAAGTGGAAGATTTCGCCATCCACCGCACCGTCGAAGGAGTCCAGCGAGACGAGGATGGTGGCGGGCTCGACTGCCTTCGCCATGCGATGTCTCCTTTGTGTGGCGGGGGAGGCCGGGACGCGCTGCCCCGGCCTCCTGCCGTCGTGTCCTACTGGACGCTCAGGGAGATCATGCCGTCCGTGCCGTCGATGATCGGCCGGGCGGTGTTGCGCCAGAAGGCGAACAGGCCACGCTGGCCCTTCGGCTTCCCGGCGCCGTCGAACAGGTTCGGGATCATCTCGATCTCCATGCCTGCGCGATCGACGATCACGTAGCGCTTGGGATCTCCATAGACCCACAGGATCTTGCCGTCGGTGGTGAAGTCGGCCAGCCCGTGCGGGGCCGAGGGGAATTCCCAGACCGGCCGCCCGAGGAGCGTGACCCCGGTGTTGCCGATGGCGTTGGCGTTGGGGTACGGGGTGTTGGCGTAGTTGACGCCCCCGAAGAGCGTGCCGCCGGTGGTCTCAAACGCCTGGAGCAGGCGCAGGGTGTTGCGGGACATGAACCACGCCGCGTTGAGCTGGTAGCGGAGCGGCAGGGTCGCCTCGGTGAGGTAGATGTCGCCGACCGCCGTCGTGTCGTTGGTGGCCGTGTCCAGGTTGGTGAAGGCGAGGGTCGTGAACATCCCGAAGGGGTAGACCGTGGCACCGGTGCCGACGGCGAACTGGGCCTCCTCGAGGGTGTCCTTGCCCTCCTGGATGAGGACGGAGAGGTCGGACGCGATGTCCGGCTTGTCCTGCAGGGTCTCGCGGGAGAGGCTGACGAAGGCCGACGCGCGCTGCACGGTCATCGTCGGCTGGCCGATGGTCGGGCCGGCCTCGGTGGCCGCCGCGGCCTCGGCTTCGTAGATCGCGGCGATGTTGGTGGCCGACACGCCGACCCACTTGTTGCCGCCCACGATCGTCTCGACCCGGCACGCCGCGCGGAACGGGTTGATGGACGTGTGGGCGCCGATCGGGATGATCGTCGGGTCGAAGACGTACGGGATCATGTAGCCGCCGGTCGTGGTCGTGCCCGTGACGGCGAGGGCGGCGGCGCGCTGCTCCTCGGTCGTCAGCGGGGCGCCGATGACGGACTTGTTGAAGGCCCGCTTGTAGATCGGCGAACCCGAGACCAGGATGCGGCGGGCGAGCTCCTTGTCGGGCGTGTCCCGCTCGTTGAGCAGGTACTCGATCCGGGCGCGGAACTCGTCCGGCACCGACGCGGGGTGCGGGAAGCTGGCGCGCTCGACCGAGCGCATGGCGTTGTCCTGGAAGAGCTGGGCGCGCTTCTCGGTGCCCTCGCGCTCGATGGCCGCGACGTCGTAGATGTCGAGGTCGCTGCGGGTGCGGACGACGTTGAACGGCTCGTAGGTCCGCTCAACCTGCCGGGGGTCCTGGCGGGCGTTGGTGTCGGCGAGGCGCTGCATGCGCTCCTCCCACGCCCTGGCGTCGGCGACGAGGGTGTCGTGCTCCTTCCAGAGCGCGTCCCAGCGCTCCTGCGCCTCGGTGGGCAGGACGCCGGGGTACTCGACGCCGAGGTGGTTGGCTTCCGCCTTCAGCTCGCTGATCCGGTTGGCCCGATCTTCGGGCGTGGTGTACTCGGACACTGGGTGCTCCTTCGAAGCAGAAGGCCCGCCGGTTGGCGGGTCTTCGGGTGCAGGCGCCGCGACAGGCGGCGGTGGCAGGTCCGGCGTGTCGCGGCGCTCCTCGAGGTGGGGCTCGGCCTCGGCGTCGAGGGAGGGTGCTGCCGGCTCGGCGATGTAGTCCACGAGCTCGCGCAGGCGAGTCGGGTTGGAGGTGAGGCTGTCGAGGGTGAACTCGTCGGTCATGCTGCGGAGGCTGGCGGTGGCCCCGGCGTAGGCGGGCCAGGTGACCGCGCTGATCTCGTAGACCATCGCCTCCTTGATCGTCCGCTCGGGGATGCCGTTGGGGTTGTGGCTGGCCGCCTTGGGCCGGGGCTCCCAGTCCTCGCGGATGACGCGGAAGGAATGGGACGAGCCGTACAGGCCGCGGCGCAGGCCGTCGACGATGAGCGGCGGCACGCCGTCGAGGATCTCGGCCCGGTAGTACGGGCCCTCGTCGTCCTCGCCGAGCTCGCGCACCTCGGCGATCGGCTTGCCGCCGATGTCGGGGTCCTTGCCGTGCTGGAAGAGGAGCCGGATCTTGTCGTAGTTCTCGGCGAAGGTCTTCTTGAACGCACCGGGCTGGTTGCGCTCGAGGAAGTGGCCCTCGGTGACGGACTCGATCTCGGCCCACTCGCCCGCCCGCGCCAGGCGGCCGGTGAGCGTCTTGCCATCCTCGTGAAGCTCGCCGGGCGGCATGGCCCGGATGCCCTCGCGGGGCGGCGGAAGCAGGTCGTGCGGCATCGGTCAGTCCTCCAGGAGCGGGGCGAGCGGGGTCAGGTCACGGCCCGCCTTGGCGGGTTCCTTGCCGTTCTTGGACTCGGCTGGCTTGACGAACGGGGCGAGCTCCGCCGGGATGGCGGCGGGTTCCTTCTCGGGCTGCTCCTCGAGCGGCGGCTGGAGCTGGACGCTCGTCTTGCCCGTGTGCTTGAGCCGCTTGAGGTCGCCGGCGTTCACGGCGTCCGTCACCGTGTCGGGCTCGAAGCCGCCGTCGACGAGGGTGCGGATGGCCTGCGCGTTCTTGTTCATCACGTCGGCGGCGGCCGAGACATCGGTGCGCAGCGCCGGGATGTCCCGGTCGTCGTACCAGAGCTCGGCGTCGCTGGGGACGGGGACGATGACCGAGAGCGAGCCGGCCATGTTGCGCCAGAGCGGGCGGATGGTGATGTCGGTGAAGCGGCGCAGGGCGGCCTCGAAGTTGCCGGCGTTGAGGCTGGAGCCCTGCAACCCCTCGGACAGCCCGGCCACGATGGGCGGGACACCTGCAGCCGCGGCGATCCTCGTCTCGCCTGCACCCTGGACGGCCTTGAAGTCCATCTGCTGCATGTCCGATCCGACCACCTTGGCGTCGGCGCCGAGGGTCAGGTAGAGCGTCTTGTAGGCGTTCTCGGCACCCCGGTGCTTGTTCTCGAAGGCCGCCACCCAGTCGTCGAACGCCTGCTTGCTGGGGGCCGAGATGCCGTTGACGACGAGGTTCGCCGTCGCCCCGTTGACGAAGTAGGCGAGCTTCTGGTTCGTGGCCGAGTTGTCGGCCTCGATCTCGCGCACGATGGGGGTGATCCACGACATGCCGCGGTGCGGCGCGAGGGGGTCCGGCGTCGGGGCGAAGTGGGCGACCTGGTTGGCGTCGAAGAGCACGAAGGGTCGGCCGAGGGACGCCCCGCCGGGCTGGTAGGCGTAGCCGAGGAGCTCGGCGTCCACGTCCCACATGGTCCCCTCGGGGTCGTCCATGCCGTGGATGATCGTCGTCCAGTCGGGGCGCAGGCGGACGAGGCGGCTGCCGCGGCGGGCGATGAAGGAGTTGCCGGCGAGGTCGACATCCTGGATGGCGCGGGCGAGCAGGTCGCCGGTCGTGCCCCCGGGCCACGGGCGGGTGAGGATGTCGAGCGCCGGCTTGCTGAACAGGTCGCCGGGGCGCCCACTGCGGAGCTGCCGGTAGACGAAGCGGGCCTCGGAGAAGAGCGAGGCGCGGGCCAGCATGCAGGCGTAGACGATGCCGTTGGCGAAGTAGGCGCCCTGCACCAGCCCGGCGTAGTCGCGCCCGATCTCCTCGCGCTTGCCCAGCAGCGTCTGGTTCAGACCGAGGGGGTAGGTGACGCCCCCGAAGTTGAC